TCTAGCGGTGTGTCGGCAGTTGATTTATTCATTTCCAAAATTAAAAACCCAAGCCAAATAAATGACAAGAAAAAAATCGGAGGAAGATCAGGTCGCTAGTGTCCGATGCCGCCCCCCTAGTAAACTAGCGTTAGCCTCTCGACACACCCCCTCATTGCTCCCTCCGATTAATTGCGGTTACGATTCACGGAGCATGAAGCACACTTTGGAATCACTTAACCGACAGCATTTCACCGAAGATTCCCACAAAAACCAAGATTCTGCATCCATTAGATTACTGAAAGGGAAGAGTTGCCTTGGTGTATTTACAAATCCTATACAATTACTGATATGTGTCAAGGTTTTGTAAACTGGCTAATTGACATATAGATCAATTTATTCCTGTTCGGGTATAATGCGGCGAATAATCGGGTCAATCTCCGCAAATAATCGAAGTTTCTATTGTAACTCGATAGGGCGTTCTGGGTTCGCAATCTTTTATGTGGTGCTCATGGCTTGGTATTCGTAAGTATCTTAAAATAAACATTATGCTATTTAACAAGAAAAAGTCCCAATGAAGGCGTGGGTTGCAGATTGTAATCTATAGACGACATATTTCCCTATTATGTAGCGTAAAGCATACATAAACCTATTGGCTACCCCTCATGGATTGATTGACATTTTATTGTTGGATCGTAGTATATGAAACATGAGTGTAAATCGTACTATCAAAAGAAAAAGAACAAGCAAAATCTGGCTTTTGCCAGATAATGAATTTATTCATCTGATTGCTAAATCAAACAGAATGAAAGATGTTCTGGATTTCTTTGGAGTAGCAAATAAAGGAGGTAATTTTAATACCGCGAACGCTAGAATAGAGCATCTTGGGTTAAGTAAGGCACACATGATGTCTAGCTATGAATCAACACATTTCTCAAGAAATCTTTCAATTGATGAATTTTTAAATGACTGGCTTGTTGTAAATTCTAAACGAAGCAGAAAGGCAATCAAAGACAATATATTAAAATTTAAAATTTTACCTTGGGTATGTTTTGAATGCGGAAACAATGGGTCTTGGTGCAACAAAGAACTTGTGCTTCATTTGGAGCATAAGAATGGAGTATCAAACGACCATAGAATAAACAACTTGTGCTTTCTATGCCCTAATTGTCATAGCCAAACTAAAACATACGCTGGTAAAAACTGCCGAAATAGGACTTGAACCTATACAAGATCCTCCAAAGGGATCGGTGCTACCATTACACCATTCGGCAAATTCTGCTGCTCTACCAATTGAGCTACTCCGTATTAAAATTGATAATGAAGGATTATTCCAGCACTCTTATAAACATGATCATAAAAGGGCTGAACATGAACTAAAAGATATTGCCAGATTGTCATAGTTTGCGTGGTCTACCTCTAACTTTTGGTTGAGCCTCTTGGTTCCGCCAAGCAACTCTCCCATAGATAGTCTTGTTTATTATTTCTTCTGGCAAGCTCAAAACATAACGCTTCAATCTAATTGCCTGATCTGGATCTATTTTATTAATAAGGAAACTGAATTCCTCGCCAAGAGATGCTAATCGCTTTGCTTCAATGAATGCAGCTTCTTGTGTTTTCATTTATAAAAAAAAGACTTGTGTTTTAAAAAAAATCGTCTAGAAGGGATTCTTGTATGAATAATACATTCCATAAAATCAATCCACTTGAGAAAGTGTGTGCTGAATGTGGGGGAAGTGGCAAGGATTGGTACGACGAAAATCAAGGAAAACCATGCTGGAAGTGTGATGGTACGGGTCATGTCGTTACTGATGAAGGTAAAGCCATTCTTCAACTCATTGCACATCATCCAATTAGGTTGACTCAATTTGCTTAATTACTTTTCTAGCCTTCGCCACCTGTCTTTCCACAGGAGGTGAGCTAGTCGGTTTGCATAAGCTCTTACTTTCAATTCTGGAAGGTTAGGGTCAAGGATATGTATCCCCTCATGGATAACTATATTTAATCTTCTTTTAGATGTCTGCCTTGGGTCTACTTCTATTTTCCCATCAGCAAAAATAGCCTGACCATCATTGCCTTCCCTTCCTAGCTTTTTATCTTGAAGTTTAATTACTTTAGGAATTTTCATTGCAAGCCCTAAAAAAAGTAACAAGTTTAGCTTTTCCATCTACTAAACACTTTTCTTTCTTGGTTTCAAGTAATCCCATTGCAAGCCTTCTTCTTAACCTTTTATCAGCAGCATCATAACTTAATTTCATGAATTTTGCCATTTCATAAACAGTTGTCCACTCACCTTTGGTTAATTCCGATACATCAAGATAATCACTTCCTGCAATCTGAGTTAAAATGCTTGCTCTAAGATCAGCTTCTGATGGGTCTAGTTTCTTTCGGTTCATAGGATATAATTTTGGTTGCTGGTAAATCATTTTCACTACATCCCCTCCAATCTAGGATACCAACTCCCGGACGACAAATACTATCTCCAACTACTTTATGAGCATATCGTGTAAGCAATTGCCAAGCTGGGGTAACCATAAAGATTCCTGAACCATCATTAAAGATTCCTCCCGTGTGTCGATGGCCTCGTAGATATACTTTTGGAACCCTATGACCAACACGGGAGTAATTCTGTCGAGCGTTGCCCATAGTTATAGACATCGCTCCTGCTTCAAGGTATGCCCTAGCACTCGTCGGCATATGGTGGGCTATATCAATCAGTGTTCCATTGATTTCAACCAGTCCTTTGTCACCTAACCAAGTAGCACCAATTTCTTTTGCGATCATTTTCTCCCAATCCCCTACGTGGCATTCAGTACCAGCCGTCATATAAATAACTGATGCTTTTTTTGCTAGTGGCTTTAGACATTCAATTGCCGCAAGAGTATGATCAAGATTTAGAGCCGCAACAATTTCGCTAGTTCCATGATGCCTACCCTCAATGCAATCGCCATTGATAATCAAAGCAAATGGTTCATTTTTAAAATATGCGGAAATTTTATTGTCTTTGTCTTTCCAACATTGCCACAACCATTGTTGGTGGAGGTTATTTCCTAGATTGATCTTGTTTCCTGTAGAAGTTTCATGACCATCAGGCCAAAGGCCAACAGATGATCCGCAATGCAAATCTGAAACAATAACTGCTCCAGCCAACTTCTTTTTTTTAATCATTAGATTGATGTGGAAGATTTTGGGGAGCTTTATCTGATACCAATGTTTTTAGTATAATTGCGGCATCTCGTAAAGACACATTATCTTCTTCCATCATCATTGCTAGAACTTGGAGAGATTTAATCCTTTCAGTCAAATGGTGAAGGTAACTAATCAAATCCAATTGCTCATCTCTAAGATTGGCAGCATACCATCCTGCTCCAGCAGTCCAGAATTGAGATTTATGTTCCTTGCTACCATTGAGGTATTTATGCATTCCTGCACTACCGGCTTTAGTCCAAATATCAAAAGCATCATCTTCTGGATTCATGTTATTTTTTCCGAGGCTTGCGTTTGAGTTTGAGTTTTTTAACTGATCCATATGCGACTCTTGCTTCTCGCATTTGCGTGGTTGGTTTTGCATTGGTAGTTGTGGTTGCTTTGTTCATTACTTTTTCCACTTTGCCGCATTAGCCGCAAAAGTTGCCATTTTTCTAACAGCAGGAGATTTACTATGTTTTAGTTCAGTAGTAGTTTTCCCTGTCTTTTTTTTAATAGCTGTAAACCTACCTTTATGACTTTCTTTAATATGAATTCCGCTTTTTTTCATTTTTTTGTTTTGGGATGAATCTATTCCAAATCTTAGAAGGTCTTATGTAACCCACAACATTACATACATGGCAAGGATTTTTGTTTTCTTTAGATAGATCACAGAGACATTCAGGGCAATGTCCATTCCAAAAAGCAATCCCACCAACAAACCATTTAATGATTTGTTTCATTAATACTAGAAAGTAAGATGCATGACCTGACAGGAACAATCTGCTCCATTTTTATCTGCTTCATCAATGTCTGCAAAAATAACTGAATTATTAAATTTATCCATTGTCGCAAGCATCCATTCCATTGATTTTCTATATTCAGGAAACTCAGGCTGGAACATTCCGCTAATCACAATATTCTTATCTGGAATGCGAATAAGATTAGTTGCTCCAGTCGCTTCCATTTCTTTTGGAACGACAATAATGTTTGCTAGTTTTTCAAGTCTCTTGAACGATTCCGAATCAATTCCACTTCTACAGACAAGGAAGTTATCCTTATCAATAACGTGGATTACGCAATCCAAGTGGTAGAGATCATCACTCACCATTTTCATGGGTATGATTTCGATACCACCCTTTTTGGAAATCCACTCTTGTGCCTTCCAATCGGAGAATTTTCCATAACCGCCAAAGTAAGTTTTATCTTTCCAATGTTTTGTTTCAGCTTCACCTTCCCAAGCATAGGGAGGTTGAAGAACTGTATAACCCATTTTCTCAAAGAATTTACGTCCCGGTTTTTCTTCAATCGTCCTTCCATCTGCACTCATTTTGGCGAGGAAAATAAATGGATCAACACTCAATCCTAGATTGGCAACAAAGTGCTGGTCTTGTGCGCCGGGAGTTGGAGGAAGCTCAAGAACCTTAACTCCAAGAGCAGTAACGAGTCTTTTGATTCTTGTGTATTGACGCATTGCCCTTTCAACATCAATCTTTTGACCCTTCATAAACTTGTTGTTTGGGATTGCTGTAGACAAGTATTTTGGAGGACACATCAAAAATGATGGTTTTTTCTTATAAGTAGATCCACCAAAGGAGGGGGATGGTGTTTTAACAAGAGAAGATACAGAAGAATCAATTTTCCCCTGCATTACAGAGGGGATCATAGAACCATTCTGATAATCCTGATAAGAAAACTTAGCCATAAGTGTTAAAATTATGGCTATATTTAGTTAACAAGTCAACATTAGAAACCATCCTCATCAACAGAAGATCCCATATAGCTCATGTCTTCATCGCTATAAGGATCTTCACTTGTTCCTTGTTTTTTAATTAATCGGTTTTCCCAATCAGCAATCTCAACAATATCCAATGATTCAGCACCTTCATCTTCAAAGGTGAAGTCTAATCCAGCCCTTCGGAGCATCTGAACTGCATAAGTTAAAGAGTCAGCCAAATCGGGAGACTTTTTTAAACGATGCTTCATGTCTGTTTTCTTTTCTACTGCAACCTTTCTTCCTTTATGGAAGTAAAGACGACTACATAGCTCATTTATCACTTGAGAATGTGCATCTACATCAATACCAACGAGTGATCTAGTGGAAAATGCAGTATGAACCGCAAACCAATATTCAGTTACAAGCCTATCATACGCCTCTTTACAAGTTCGTTTATCCAAATTGCTAATTTTACGTTCAGTTGCCATTCCCATTGAAGAAATTGGGAATAAAAACATTGCCTCTGGATGATATTTGCTCCACTCAATAATGATTGCTCTCATCATTTTTCCACCATCACCAGAGATATCCAATCCAAAATCTCTAGGATGGACTCCATATTCAATGCAATCCCTGACAAGTTGCATGGCTATGCTTTCTTCAAACACATCACCAACAGAAGATGAGTATTCTCTTGTTCCAAGATAGAAACCTATGTTCCTTCCTGTATCATTTGGCCCAAAACGACAAAATGTAGCAGCACACCTATCGCCGCCAGCAGTAAATGCAGGATCAAACCCGCAAACAACTTTAGTTCTATCACTCCAGCGAGGCTCAAAGTTCAATTCACACCCAAGAATAAACTGTTTAGAGAAAATTGTAAGCTCAACAGAGTTATCGGGCCACCAACCATAAACATTTCGCCAATATTCCAATGCATTTTTGTTGCCATAACACCTTTTAAGTGTATTTGCTTCACCTTGGATAGTAAGGAACCTATCAAATGGAGGTATTTCTGCATCTGGAAGTTTAAAATTAGGGCTATCTTCACCAGAAAGATGCAAAGCAACTCCAGTTCTAGTTTTCCATTTCTTTGTATAACGTGTAACAGACTCCCATTCCATAGGATCATCTGGTTGGCATAATTCTGTATGAGGATTATTTGCTGTAGCGGCTGGATTTGCCATTCCACCAAATATGAAATCAGGATTGGCTCCAAGGTTCACACGAGTATCAAGTGCGTATAGATCCATTTCAGCCAACTCATCAAGGAATAGACGCATTCTAGCGTTCTTACGACCCCTTGTGTTCTCTACTGATCGCTTACCTTCTCCTCCACGAGGAAATGCCAATGCTTTAATAGCATTTGTATAATCTCTCTCAGAATCACGAGTATCAATAGATTCAAAAACAATCATTCTACGATATTCAACAAGATTCCCAATGCTTGCTGTTTTTCCATATGTAGCTTGAAGATTCCTCATAGCAATCCTGTAAAGAGTACAAACTTTACCCCATAAACGATCCTCAGAAGCATCCAAAGACGTAGATGCTACATATGTAGATGTACAATCGGGCGCACATAACCAATCAACAATAATACAAGCCGCAACAGAGAAGGTTTTCCCGCTTGAAGCACATCCCGCAATGCCCCAATCATTATCATTACAAAACAAATCTATAATATCTAAAGCATAATTGTTTGCTATTCCTTGAGATTGGAGAAGAACCTCATTTCCATAAATAAGATTAAAACAATTAATCATATGTTGGGCTGGATTTTTAAGATCAGTATCTTCCAGCTTAATTTTATTCATTACTCTTTGTCTTCGACCAAATTCTCCACGAGTATAACGATATGCCGTTAATTCTCTTACAAATTGTGGTGCGTTTTCAAGAAATGTAAGCCCATAAGTTGTATCTTTGGGGGAATCCAAACAAAATCCTTTGTAATCCATGTTCAAAAGTATTGACAACTTTTATAAATAAAGGCAAGTCTTTCACACAACTATGCGACTAAAAGATCGAAATGGGCCAATTCCTCAAGGACTTTGGTATGAATATCAAGACGATAAAGGAAATACTTATCGGGTAAATGGGATGGAAATGACATATGGACGATCATTTACGCAAAAAGTATCAAGTGACATGACAATTAATAATGTTGCTGTGCCTAATAATTTAGATTATCTTATCGAACAACAAATTTGCGGTAGGATTCCGGGCCAATATTGTTGGCAGGAAGCTGGAGACAAGGTTGCTAATGTAATTCATACATTTGCTAACCTTGGGGACAGAGTTGCAGCAAGTTTTGGCATTCATGCTAACCTTGAGCAATCCGCAAAAGGTTGTACTGCCTGTCAAAAGCGTAGACAGGCAATGAATCAAACACTTGGATAAATATAATGGCTAAAACAAAAAAATATGTAGCTAGGGAAGGAGTCTCCAGTTGGGGATTTAATACCATTAATTCAAATGGAGTTGCCCCTACAAGCCGAGTTCAAACTGCTAATGATGCATTTACAATTTGTTGGAACCTTCGACTAGATAATGCTGGTCGTGAGCGAAAATGGGGTCGTATTTATAAATGTTATAAAGGTTTCCCACCTACTGACTATTCTCAAGTAGCGTCAAAGCAATTGTCTGGAATGAGCAATGTTCCTTTCAGACAAATGAAGTTTATTGTTGATAACCAAAAATCTTCGTTTGTTGATATGGTTATGGAACGCAATACTGCCGCAAACATTACTACTAAACTTGGCAATCCTACAGAGAAAAAGGCATGGAGTGATATTATTAGCGTTGGATTTGATAGAATGCTTCGTGCGTGGCCTTCTTATAACTACAATGTTGAGTTGGATGTTGAAGAGATGAGCTTGTATGGAAAAGGATTTGAAATTGCTGAAGATCGTGATGGATGGCCTACAAAGAGTTTTCATAACTCCAATGTTCTTATTCCTGATAAAACATTTGCTGATCTTACCAATCTTGGGGAGATGTGCATTAAGCGTTCCTATACTCCGCTTGAGTTTTGGTTGAAGATTACTGGAGGTGAAGAAGATCCAGAAAAGGCACAGAAATATGCAACCGATATGGGTTGGAATTTTTGGGCTTGTGTTGATGCTCTTCGTATGTTTACGACAAACTATCGTAATACTTATACAAATACGGAATGGTTGAGGGATGTTGCTAGTGGAAATATGAATCTTTCTAGGCTTTATACTCTTCGTATTGAGCTTTATGAGCTTTATATTATGGAGTTTGATGGAAGTATTTCCAAAATGCTTCTTCTCCAAAACTATGGAGGTCTTGTTCTTGGATATAAAGAAACAGGACGTAAGGATCTTACTGAAGAGGAATATCGAAATCAAACTGGATTCCTTTATTATAAAAAAGATTGGGTAGAAAAGGATGAAGATGGATGGGAGGATATTATTGCCCCCATGACAGATTCAACTGGATCGGGAATTTGGCATGAAATCCAAGGTCTTGCTGAAGCTATCTTTATTCAATGCCGAGCCTATGATATTCATATGAATCGTGCATTTGATTGCATGGATTGGAGTACACGCTTGATGCTTAAAGGTGGTTCTGCTGAATCAACCAAGAAGCTGAAACAAATGGAGTGGATGCCTTGGATGATTCTCCCTCAAGACGTTGAACCATCTCAAGTTTCTCTTAGCGTTCCGTTGAATGAAATGTTTTCTGGTATGCAAATGTACCAAGCAGACATGATGCGTGGCATTGGTGCTTACAATATTGGCAATTATTCCAAAACTGGAAAAGCTAGAACTAAAGCAGAATCCCAAATGGATGCCGCTGAGAGTGCTAAACTTCAAGGCACTCAAATTCGTCGATTTAATGATAATCAGACTCGTTGGTTGAAGCTTCTCTATAAGCGCATGAGCAGAACTACCAAAGGTGGGTATGGTTATAAACTTAAACAGAAGTTTATTGATTTCATGGAAGAAAACCAAGTTCCAAAGGAAGCTTGGAAGTGGGAGAACATTGAAAACCTTGAAAGCAATATGCTTTCTGGATCTGGAAGCCCATCATATAAGCTAATGGCAGCTCAACAGACTGTTTCTTTGACTGGAATGACTCCCATTAACGATGGACAGGCAAATGCAATTGCAGACGCTATTGCGGCCCTCAATGGAAGGCAAAATGTTAATCGTTATTTCCAGCATACTAAGGTTGAAATTCCAGATGAACAGGGAATTATTTCAATGGAGAATATTGGAATGACTGATCCAAAGGGTAATCCAGCAAACTTTAGGGTTTATCCAGATCAAAATCATGTCGAACACTTTAAGGGTCACTTCCAAGATGCTGGTGTATCAATGCAGGAAGCGCAACAGGCTATGCAGGAAGCGGGAATTAATCCAAATGCACCCACTAGGCAACAAGCAAGTAGCAATGTATCTGAAGAAGCTTTTGAGCTTATTAAGGATATTTATGCAACGCTTATGCGATTTAAAGGCCCACATCTTGTAGCTCACCTTGGATTTATTGAAAAAGATCCATCCAAAAAGCAGATTGCAAAAGAATTTGCCATGCAAATGCAACAGCTTCAACGTGGAGTTGATGAAATCGGAAGCCAACTTGCACAAATGGCACAAGCCAAACAACAGCAAGGTGGACAAGATCAAGAAGGAAAATCACCAGAAGAAATTAAACTTCACGCATTGATTGCCAAAGAATCTATTCAAGCTGACTTCCTCAAGAAAAAGGAAGACATTAAACTTGCTTCTATGGCTCAAAAGTCTCAACTTCATAATATCAATGCTATGGAAAGAGCATCAACGGATATTGCCACTAAACGAGCAAAAGCCGCTAACGAGATTCAGATTAAAAGAAACAAACATTTTGTAGATACAAATGTTGTTGAAGATAAACATGAACAAGAAATGGATCACAATGAACAAGCTAATGCTCAAGATATGATGGCTCAACAACAGGCTATTCAAGGTCAAGAGGCAGTTACACAAAATAACCCTGAAATAGGACAGCAAAACGGATAAGCAACCACACAATTATGGATAAAAACGTACTAAATCTAGCAGCCTCTATTGTTAATGATAAAAGGTATAGCGAACTAAAAACTGCTATATATGAGGAATTGGTAAAGCATGATCATTCTAGTATTGTAGCTGTATTTAAGGCATTTCAAGAATATGCTATTGATGCAGAAGACAATAAATTTGAAAAAGTAGATAAGCCAAAGATTGTTAAAGTAAGCGCACATGATTTGGATCTTGATCCAGACATGGATGATAGCCTAACTATTGAAGAATTGTCTTTCCGAAAGTAACCACATAACCCAAAAACAAAATGTCCGAAACAACCACACAATCACAACCACTATCTGATGCATCTACTGATAAAGCAGCTAGAGATGCCGCAGTTAAACAAGCTGACAATTTCTTTAAGGGAAATATTAAAGAAGCACCAAAAGGATCTCCTACTGATCTTTTTGAGAAAATGGCTAAGAAGCTAAATCAAGATACTGCTCAACATCAGGAAAGGATTGATGTAGATAAGGAATTTAGAAAAGAACAAAAAGAAAACAGAGAAGAATCTGATGAGCCAAAAACCAAGGCATCATATGTTGAGGACGATAAAAAGCCGGGTTACATTAAATCTTTGAAGCAGACTAATGATCAACTTGCCAAAGAAGCCGCTGAACTAAAGGCAAAGGTTGAGGAGTATGAGAAGTCAAAAGTTGAGATTGAAGAGCTTCGATCAAAGATTGATGATAGCGAAACAAAGAAACAGGTTGATGCTTTAAAAAAAGAACTTGATCAAGCTATTAAGGACAAGCAAGAGCGTGAGGATGCTCTTACTAAAGACCTTGAACAGCTTCGCAAAGCAAATGCTTATCTAAATCTTCCAGCTGATCCAGTATTTAAGGAGACCTTTGATGCCCCTATTCTTAATGGTTTTTCTCAAGTGAAGATGATTCTTGGGGAAGATCCAACTTATGTTACGGAATTTGAAAAGGCAGTTTCAGCATATGAGGCATCACTTAGAACATCAGACCAAAATGAACGACTTAGACAACGTGAGATTTCCAAACAGACTCTTAATTCCATCTACGAGAATCTCTCGCCTATGGAACAGGCTAAGTTCAACACTACAGCTTACGATGTTCTTGGCAGGGTTGAAAATAGGATTTCTGCGCTCCAAGATTGGGAAGTAACTAAGGCTAGAACGGATGAGGAAAACAATCGTCGAATCAATACCAATAAGAGTCAGATTTCAAAGCGTTGGAGTGATGCATTTGAGTCAGCAAAAAACCAACTAGTTGATTCAATTAAATATTCTGAAGATATTGCTAAGATTATTTCTTCACAAAATATTGATGATGATACATCTGAGGATGAACTTATTGCTGAAGCGGCATTGCGTGAGAACAGCAATTATGCACCAGAACAAATTACTCGTGTCCTTCAGCAAGGTGCTAAATTTAAGAAAGCAAAGGCATATTCATTTGCTCTTGAACGTGAGAATGCAGAACTTAAAGAGACAATTAAGAAAATGCGTGGATCATCTACTTCGGAAGGGGGCGTAAGTTCTTCTTCTTCTGGCAAGGCAAGCCAGATTGAAGAACGTACACCAGAAGCTTTGTTCGCAAAGTTTCGCAGATAAATAATGCAAAAATTTAAGCGTGGAAACATCAGAAATGATGGTAAAATATTCATGTTTTATGTTAAAGGAAAAGAGTATTGGGTAA